TGTTAAGAGAGTTGGCATTACAAAAGAAGGCACTGAAAAATCCAGCAAGGGGTCTTGATCCTACAGGTAAAGGCTCTATTACCGAAGGCGCAGCATCGGTTTATGAAAAACCTGCTGATGTTACTTCTGAATTTAAAGGCGCAGGTATGACAGAAAGTACCTTTGGAAATAAAGATAAAGCTAGACAGCCCAAAACCTCCACAGTAGACCCTGATTCTGCACGGCATACTGCTGCTATTAAAGCAAAAGCAAAGAAAGCTGAACAGAAAAGAAAAGCTGAACGAGAAGGCTTTGAAGAATTAGAAGAATCGGCTAGGGTGGGAAGGCTACGTTCTGAAAAAGGACGTGATAAATTTAAAAGCCCAAAAGATTTTCAAGTTGTTTATCATGATTTCGGGAGTAAAGACGCTCCTGGGACTCCCCCGGCTAAGGTAAATATAAGTAGTGCAGATAGTGCTCTTAACAAAAAAGTAGCTAACCAAGCAGTTAATAAAGTTTTTGAAGACACCCCTGGAAGATTTGGTACAGCAGCGGGGAAAAAGGCTATTAAAGGCTTCTTTAAAGAAAATTTCGGTATTGAGGATATTGATGTATCCTATGATTTCCCGACAGAAGAAGAGGCCCGTGGTGGAATGAAACGAGGCGGAAAAGTAAAGAAAACTAAATCGAAGCCTACTAAGAAATATGCAATGAATAGAGGTGGCAAAGTTACTTCTGTTCGTAAACCAAACAGAGCATAAGGAGAAACAATATGCCTAGTAATTATCGTTATCCCGGCAAGTCGGACTTTGAGAGTGCGGCCCCTGCTGGTCGTATGAGTGATGCTAATGAATCCTCGCTATACCGTGAAAAGATGGAAAGTGATTTGATTGGCAGCACCAAGGAAGCTTTTAAATCTTCAGTATCCGTTCCTTCTCCTAAAGGAAACAATATTGATTCTTCCTTATGGAAGATGGCTGACGACCATTCGATCTACTCTAAGTAAGGGAAAGAATGTCTTTGGAAGATCAAGAAGCTGGTGCTATAGAGCTAGATGCTAAAGAAACTCCCGGTGTAGTAGAATATATAAAACAACGGTTTACTGAAGCTGAACACGGCAGACAGACAGACGAACAAAGGTGGTTGAATAGTTATAAGAACTATCGTGGAATTAACGATGGAACTACTACCTATTCTGCTGCTGAAAAGTCTAAGGTATTCATTAAGATTACCAAAGTAAAAGTCTTAGCCGCTTTCGGACAGATTGTAGATATTCTATTCGCTAACAATAAGTTTCCTATTACAGTATCCAGTACTCCTATTCCAGAAGGAATTGCAGAGTTTGCCCATATTCCTTCGCCGGAAGAACAGCAGCTTCCTTCTGAACTTAAAGATATGCCCCTTAATCAATTAGGTTTTGAAGGTGAGGACATACAGGAGTTTCTTTCTGGATTAAAAGAAAAGTATAAAGGCTCTTCTTTAGTAGAAGGCCCTTCAACTCTTGATACAGCGCAGATATCTCCTGCCGATATTGCTGCCCGTAACATGGAAAAACTAATCCATGATCAAATGACAGATACAGGTGCAATGACTATTCTTCGTCATGCTATCTTTGAATGTTGTTTGTTGGGAACAGGTATTATTAAAGGCCCGTTTAACTTTAATAAAACTGTACACAATTGGCATATAAGTCCTGAAGGAGAAAAAGTATACGAACCTTATGATAAAATTGTACCAAAAATGGAAGCAGTTTCCTGTTGGGATTTCTATCCTGATCCTTCTGCAATTTCTTTGGATGATGCAGAGTATGTTATTCAACGACATAGGATGGGCAAGGAGCAACTGAGAAGTTTAATTAAACGCCCATACTTCGATAAAGATGCAATTGATTCTGTACTATCAGAAACACCACAGTATGAAACAAGACATTTTGAACCTGAAATTCATTCGGAAGGGGATGACTATCTCTTTACCGATAAAAGATACGAAGTCTTTGAATACTGGGGAATGCTGGATGCAAACACCGCCCGTCTATTCGGTATTGAAATTCCTGAATATATAAGTGATTTAGATTCTGTACAAGTAAATGCATGGATTTCTGGTAATAGAATTCTACGCCTTGTTCTTAATCCTTTTGTTCCCGCTCGTATTCCTTATCTTGCTTTTCCTTATGAACTGAATCCATATCAGTTATTTGGTATTGGTGTAGCGGAGAATATGCAAGATACTCAAATGCTGATGAATGGGCATATGAGAATGGCTATTGATAATCTTGCTCTAGCAGGAAACATGGTCTTTGATATTGATGAAACACAACTTGTACCCGGTCAAAATATGGAAGTATTCCCCGGTAAGATTTTCCGTAGGCAATCTGGGCAAACAGGCCAAGCAGTAAATGGTCTTAAATTCCCCAATACTGCACCGGAAAATCTACAGATGTTCGATACCGCTCGTAGGCTTTCTGATGAACAAACAGGTATTCCTTCTGTCCTACATGGACAAACAGGAGTAACAGGTACTGGTAGAACTGCTGCTGGCCTGAGTATGCTTATGAACTCTGGTGGATTAAGTATAAAAACAGTTATTAAAAATGTAGACGATTTCTTATTGAAACCGTTAGGAGAATCTTTCTTCCAATGGAATATGCAATTTAATGATGATGATGCAGAGATTGTTGGTGATTTAGAAATTAAACCAAAAGGTACTTCTTCCATCATGCAGAAGGAAGTACGAACACAACGTCTTACAACCCTGCTTCAAACTGTAGCTAATCCTATGCTTGCTCCATTTATCAAGATTCCGAATTTAATGAAAGAACTTGCTATTTCTCAGGATATTGATCCAGATCAATTAGTGAATGATCCTAATGAAGCAGCAGTTTTTGCAGATATTTTAAGAGGACTTATGGATGCAACTACAAACAGCCAAGAACCTTCTCCCGGTAGTCAACAACCCCCAAGTATGGGAGCCGATACAGGCGTACCTACAGGAGCAAATCCAATGGACCAATCGGGCGTTGGTGGCGGAAACATCGGAATTGGAAATGCGCCGGTTGCAGGGGAGAGCAATTTTACTGGAAATGTTGTCCCAATCGAAGGAGCGGGTGAAGGAAACTTTGAATAATTTCGAGAGAGAAAAAAATAATGTTCGATAGCAACGAAATGGATCAGCTAGGGTTTGCTAAGAAAGAATCTAATATCTTTCCTAGTAGAAATCCTATTGCCGGTACTGAAGAGAAACAGGACAGAGAAACAGAGTTTGCGTCACTTGTTAAACTTTTTGATATGATGGAAACAAAAGAGAATAGTACGGATTCTTTTGTCAATGACGCTCTTCAGCTTTCTAGAAAACAAAGTTTGGAAAAAGGAGGTAAAGTCAGCTACCCCTCTTATACTTCTCTTCAACTATCTCAGACTTCTTTTCAACCAGATGTTTTGTCTAATATAGAAAATGCTGCTAACACTGGACAAACAGCGCAAGATGAGCTAGATCTTTTAATTGGTGATGATCCTCATGCTGATACAGATACTCCTGATCCTGATTTAGGAGCAGGAAAAGGTACTCCTGCTTCAACAATATCTGGTATAGGTTATTTCCTTAGTGAAGTCGCTGCTAAGACAGGCTTGCTTCCTGCTATTGTCGGAATCGCTACTGGCTCAGAAACCGGGGGCCATCCGATGGGTGCAGAAAGTGTAGGCGCTGATGAGGGAGGAGGTTCTAGTACTGCTGAGGCGGGTGACGGTGATCCTTCCGGCGAAGACGTTGGTGCAGCAGATGGAGGACAAATTAAAGGCCATCAAGATGGTGAACAAGTACTTTCAGAACCAATAGCATCATCGGAAGAACAAGCAGATACAGAGCTAGATGATTTAGGGATAGGCCCTGTAGGGGTGGTTAATGATCCAGAAGGCACTACTACTACAGCAGATGATTTAGACTTAGAGTTACCTGATAAGTCTTATGTTTTAAATGCGGAAGCAGTAGAGTTAACGGGAAAAGTAAGTATAAATAAAATGATTAAAGAAGCGATTGATCTTGCTATAGAAGATGGAGTAGACCTTCCAGCAGAAATTAAAACAGCGGAAAAAGTTCCTATAAGAATTTCTCAAGGAGAAGCAGCACTTCCTCATCCTTTAGACATGTATATAGGAACAAGTAAATTAGAAAAAATGAATAATCGTGGTTTAAGACTAAGAGAACAACGAGAAGGTGAGAAAGCGCCTGTCGAAATGGCTGCTACTCCTTCTCCTGAAGAAGATTTATTGGCGCAGGTACAACAACCTGTCGCTTAATAAAGTATGAACAGATACCCGTAAAGGCCCTGTTCGCAAACACCTAAGATGTGGACACCCAAAGTTATACCTTTGGCCCCAAGGAGGTAAATATGATTGATACCAAAGAAGAGGCAAGGGAGCAAACCCCATACCAAAATGAATACCGGCAAAATTTAGAAGGCGAGGAGCAAGAGAACCTTGACCTTTCCGACTTCTCTGAAGAGAATACTCAGGAAGATGAAGGACTAATTGCTAAGAAACAAGAGCATGATTGGAAAAAGAGATATTCCGATCTAAAAAGTTATCATGATCGTCAAAAGAATGAATGGTCGCAAGAGAAAGATTTGTTACAAGCTAAGTCTAAATTAGCAGAACAAGTACAGGTTTTCTCTGAAACACCTAAGACTCAAGAAGAATTGGAAGAATTCAAAGAATCTTATCCAGATGTCTTCGGAGTTGTTCAGACGGTTTCTCAACTTCAGGCTGATGCAAGAACAAAAGAACTTGAAGAACGTATTGCTCAGTTACAAAAGCAGGAACAAACGGCACAGCATAAGACAGCAGAACAGGAGCTTCTCGTATTACATCCTGATTTTATTGAATTGAAGGAAGATACAGAGTTTTTGGATTGGCTGGATAAGCAACCGGAAGTTCTTTCAAACGGTATTTATAATAATCGTTCAGATGCACAATGGGCCGCTCGTGTAGTTGATCTGTATAAAGCAGATAAAGGTATCACTCGAAAGTCTAAATCTAAAAAGAAAGATGCAGCAGAAGCAGTTACTACGTCTTCTAAAGCATCTCCTTCTTCTGAGAATGAAGGGAAAAAGATTTGGACCATCTCTGAAATTTCTCGTCTGAAACCTCATGAATTCGATAAGTACGAAAAAGAGATTGAGGCAGCAAGACAGGAAGGAAGAATCCAATAACATAAGGAGAAACTAAAATGGCTTTTGGAGTAGCAGCCGGATATAGTAACCTACCTAATGGTAAGTTTCTACCGGCAATTTATAGCCAAAAAGTACTCAAATTCTTCCGTAGGTCATCGGTTGCAGAAGCGATTACTAATACCGACTATGCGGGTGAAATTGAGAACTTTGGCGACACAGTGAAGATTATTAAAGAACCATCAATCACGGTATCCTCGTATACCCGTGGTTCTGTAGTCAACACTGAAGACCTGACCGACGCTGAGATTACTCTTAACGTCGATCAGGGAAATTACTTCGCTTTTAAAGTTGATGACGTTGAGGAAAGGCAGAGCCACGTTAACTGGGAATCTCTGTCCACTTCTAGCGGCGCATACAGCTTAAAGAAAGCGTTTGACTATAACGTACTGAAGAATATCAGCGACAATGCTGCTACTGACACTACCAATCTTGGTGCTGCCAGTTCGGCTATTTCGTGCAACACTGGTGACGAATGTGCTAACTATCTTAGCACTTTTGCTCGTTTGTTGGACGAAGGTGATGTTCCTGAAGATAATCGTTGGATTGTGGCCCCGCCCCAGTTCTATGAGATTCTTCGGCAAGCGGATGCCAAGCTGATGGATTCCAGTGTTACCGGCGAAGATAAGTCTGCTCTTATGAATGGTGCTGTCACCTCTCGTAAGATTCACGGCTTTACTTTGTATCAGACTAACGCAATTTCCGTTAGCTCTGCTGGTACTGCTGCGTCCCACACTTTCGGTCCTTCGGCCACCAGC